TGGTATGGAGAAACCAAATATTCCATTGGTATATGCTGGTTCTGGATCAAATAGTGATCTATTCTCAAATGCAATAAATAAACCAAAGTGGAGAAAGAATACTGGATAATTGAAAACCCCCTCGTTTGAGGGGGTTTCTTTTTTAGTCCATCTGTTCAAAAAGCTTCATAGGATCTACTTCATCTTCTACCGTATCTTCAATCTTTTGTCGCTTTTGCTTCATTGAGGATGACTTTTCCTGGAAATCATTCTCATCTAGATCTTCAGCATTTCGAGATACTGCTGGGGCAGTTCCGCGAATATCACCACCAAGAACCTCATGAAGACGATTCTTGAGATCATCATAAGACTTAAAGCTACTAGGACTGATGAACTCATTCAAAGAATGTTCCTGATTCCATAGCTTTTCAATCTTATTATCATCACCACCATAAAGTGCTGAAGGAGCATCAAACTCGGACTTATCGTAATTGGTATATCCACCAATCTTACGAATCTTCACCTTGAAGTTACAACCATTCCAAAAATCAAATGGATTGATTGGATCTTCATCCTTAAATTCTGGCTTCATCTTTTCCTGAATCTTGTCAAAGATTTTAGTTCCATACTTATAAAGGAATACCTTACCTTCATTTTGTGGATTTGCTTCGTCCTTGATTACAAGGATGTTGGAAATATATGTTGTCTTTCGCTTACGCGAACGAGCAATATTCTTATCTTCTTCTGATCCAGTATTCCAAAGTTCACTATTCAGTTCACTAACAGGATCCTTTTGGTTAAGGGTTGTGAGTGAATTTTCAATATACCATCCACCTGGGCCTTGGAAGGCATGGGAAAAAAGCTTTACCCAAGGGCAATCTTCACCATTAATTTCTGGAAGAAAACGAATTACTGCAAATCCATTTCCCATCTTATCTTGTTCTGGTCGCCAGAAACGATCATCCTTATAATCCTTCTTGACACCATCCTCAAGCTTCTTCATGAGGTCTGAAATGCTATTCTTTGAACGATTCTTAAAATCCTTAAAACTCATAATTTTCTCCTGGAGATCTCCTCCATTATTCTAACTACGGGAACTCCCCGCTTCTAGATTGTATCTGTTTATATCAACTATGTCAAGCAAAAGGTAAACTATTTTTTGACTTTTTAATTAGGTTAATATTTCTACCTTCTGACTCAAGTTTTTCGATTAATGGTTGGGATAATAGTTTAGCAATTAACGAATAATCTAAACCATATTCTTCTTGTAAATCAATAATTGTTTCTAAATAAGTCGCTTTTCTTTTTGATACTCGATTTTCTACTTTTTTCGAAAATTCTTCTTTTGTTATATTTGTAAGCATTTTTCACCTGTTAAAAGATTAATTATATATAAAAATAAAGGATTACTATGGCAGAAGATATTACCAGTAATATTTCAATCACTACTTATGATGGAAATGCTACTTTAGCAACCGATTATGGGACTAGTGGAACTGGTGTTACCGCCGCACATGTTCAATTAGCTAAATTAGCGTGGGGATCTGAATCTATTACAAAAAGAGTCAGTGAAACAAATCCTCTTCCTGTATATTTATATGGCACAAGTGGCTCTGCTGCAATAGGAATCACTGGAACTGTAACTGGAACTGGTGGTGTATTCCCTGTAACAAATACAAGAAACGGCTTCTTGATTGTTGGTGGTCCAACAGCAGGATTTACTTTTGGATATAATCCAGTTCAAGTTTCTGGTTATGTTCAAGGAATTACTAACGGTGTTCTTCTTGGAGTTACTGGTACTGTACGTTTAAATCAAAATCTCAGTGTTCAAGGTATTACCAACGGAGTTTTGGTTGGTGTTACTGGTGGTAGAATTTTAAATAAAAATACAGATAGCGTTACTGTTTTTGGTAATGTTGGTATTTCTGGTGGTCTTGCATTAACTGCTGGTACTAACTCCATTTCTGTTTGGGGTTCTGATAATGGTACTAAAGTTCTCTCTAGAATTTACGCTAGTGATGGAACAACACTAGGATACTCTGGTGATGCCCTCAATGTCAATGTTGTTGGTGCTGGAATTACAGCAACAGTTACGATAAATCCTGTTGTTGGTGTAACTAATGGTAATGGTCTTCCGCTTAAAATATGCGGTAGTGGCGTTACAACCGATGCTGCGGTCATCGTGCAAGGAAGACTTGCTGGTGGTGCTCTTGAAGTCGGAGCGGTCACAGCAATTCCTGTGGGCGTTACTGGCACTGTCATAATCGATGATACCGATATAATTGATTCATTAGAATCAACGAGTAAACCACTAATCACAAATCTTGTTAGTATCAAGACTAACACAGCCACTCTTTCATCAATTAATGAAAAATTAAATACTGGTATTGTGCAGTCTAAGATTACAGAAATAGTAAAACCAACTAAATTTGTAAATGGTAAAAAAGATCTTACAACTACAGCCACTGCAATATCAGCGTCGGTCACTATTAAAATTGGTGTACATGTAAAGGCTCCATTAACAAATACAGACACAATTTATATTGGATCAACCACTCTAGTAACAACACCAACAGATGGTTTCCCACTAGAACCAGGTGAATCTATATTCATTGAAATAGACAACCCAAATAAAATTTATGCAAGGTCAGCGTCAACTGGACAAAGAGTAACATACTTGGCATCGTAATATGGCATCAAAATCGTCATATTTAAAAAGCAAAACAAAATCTAGAGGAGAGGACGTTGAACTCGTCCCTGTCCGTAGTAATGTTTTTTATGGTATTCAAACAAAGATATTTGACGAGCAAAAAACAAATATTGAAAGAAAAATAATTGTAGTACCAAATATTACATTTTATGATAACTTTACAAAAGCTCTCATAGATTTTTCAGATTATTTAAATAATCCACAGTCATCAGATGTAAAACCATTTTTTGATTTGTTGATAAATGGATTAAATTTTTCAATATCAAATGCCACTTGGGTAAATCCAACCATAGATAAAACTACATTTAATTTATCAGGAACTTATAAATTTTTAAAAATAGTTGACAACATTATTTTTACTGAGGTGGTTTCTATTAATTCTTATTCATCAAAAATAACAAGATATGATAAAGAATTTTTCGAACAACTACCTACAGTACAATTATCCACAACAGTAGTTCCAAATAAAAAAGAAACAAAAAGTTATATTTTTAATTACCTTGGAAAAAATAGTAAAAATTCATTTTCTTTTCTTGGTATGAAAATTGGAGATTATCTCCAAATCCAAAACAAAGACGAAAAATACAAAATTGATTCTTATGAAATAGATGCTGAGGGAAAAGAAACTTTAGTTGTTTTTGGTGATCTTTCAAATTTAAATTTTGTAGGAACACCTTTATTAATAACTTTGAATCAAAAAAATATTAATAAAATTCAACTAACTTATGATAATAACACTTTAGGTAAATGTGAATTAAAAACAAATAATTCTATAATCGAATGTATTGATAATCATACTGAATTACAATCAAAATTAAGAGAAGATAATTTTAATAATATAAAAAGTAATTTCTATCCAAATCAATTTTGTGTTGGGCTTTTAAGTGACTTTGAGGTTACTCAAACAACTAATATTATTCAATCGTTAACACAAGAAAATATAAGACTTAAATCGCAATTAACTACACCAATAAGTGTTACTACAGATTCTTCACTATTATCCAGTAAAAATTTACTAAGAAGATTATTTCAATAATTCTTTTTTTGGAAGAATTTCGTAAGCAATAGCTAAAAATTGTTTTAGCTTGTCTGAAATATCTCTAGTAGGACATAAAACAATCAATTCAACTTTATCATCAGAAACCCCATAGAATAGAATTTTATAATCATTTAATTTTTCGATTTCTCTTTTTGGTTTTGCTCCAAATAAATTAAAACTATATGAGAAGTGGAGTTCTATCATAAAAATATTTATGATAATAAAAAAATCCAGTTGATTTCTCAACTGGATTTCAAAAAATAACTTAATTTACTTTCGTTTTGAATCTAGATTATCAATTCGATTATGTACTTCCTGAATCTGTTGATCATAAAAACGATTAGAATCAGCATTCAAATCATTCATTTGATCTTCAACAGATCGGAATCGTTCCCATACAGATCGCATTTCTTCATTGAATGAATAAGCTTCATCACGCTTCTTAGCCTCTGACGGCGTAGATAGACAACAAAGAAGTGTGCTGACAGCAATAAGCCCTACACAAACAAGACTTCCTATAGTGATTACTTGTGTATTCTTTGTGTAATATGAAGCAATAAGACTAAAAACTAGAACGGCCAATGCCACGATAGATACAACAATACTTGAATTACGCATATTTTCTCCTTTTAAAGCATTCCCGAGTGGACTCGAACCACTGACCAACGGTTTAGAAAACCGTTGCTCTATCCAACTGAGCTACGGGAATATTAACTCAGTATACTATACTTGTTATTTTTAGTCAAGAGTAAGCTTTAACTTATTATCCATTGATGGTTCAACAAGCTTACGAGCAGGAACTGCAAGATTATTGACAATCGTAGTAAGATAATGTTGCTTAAGATCTTCTGTTGGCTCAACAACAAACATAACAAACTTAGAATCTACAGTAATACCATTATCACTCTTAGTGTAGGGGAGCCAGCGACCAAACATCAAACGTCCATCTGTTGGATTTGGAATAAGAATCGCTGCATCTTTAATAAGATAGGAAACTTGAGATCCATTTTCAACAATAGACATCTGACACACAATTTCTTCACCAGTAGACAAACGAACAATATTTACATTATCTGCCATAATAAATCCTTTCAAAGATTATTTACAATTTCCAGTTATACGATTCCAGAATGAACATTCTGGTGGTTTTTCTATAGGCCAGCAAGTATTTACATTTTCTGGTATAAGAGCAGAATTTAAAGGATCGATTGCCCTTTTATTTGCTCTTGCAATTTCAACCTCTGTGAACAGAAGGTCTAAGCATCTTCCATCAACTTCGATTTTACCGTAAATGAGTTTTTTATCTTGCATAATAGGAATAGAAAGAGTCGAACTTTCTAGTATTTATATAAGATTTCTTATTCTATGACAGTCCCAAGGTATTCGAAATTATACGCATTAAATAAGCGTAATGAACGCTCTCGGTGAAACTCAAGAAATTTTACACAAATACCAAACCCATATTCCCACTATTATTTATTTTTCTTTTTTCTTTTAGTTTTTTTAGGTTCATTTGCATAATTTATTGTCACTAGAGGTATACCATGATCATATGTGATACCTAAACCAGTTGCAAATTTACCAGACAAAACTTCATCACCAAGACCAATATATGGTCCATTTTCAAATTCTAAAACTTCAATATATTCTTGATTCTTTTTTGGAAATCCTTGTCGAATATAAGAGGATGGACCAAAAACATAAACAATTTTATTTTCTTCGTCCTCAAAAAAACATCTAGAATCACCAGCTTTTGTTCTGGTGGCTAGAATTGGTTTGCATGTTTTTAAGAC